TTAGAAGAATTTAAGCGAGACTTAACAGAAGCTCAGTTCAGACAACAGTATCTAGCTGAATGGGTGGAGGATGACGGGCAGGTATTTAGGAATATTGATGATTGTTTTGATGGTGATTGGGCGGAGCCTAACGGTTCGCAATACCTTATGGGCCTCGATATCGGCAAGATGGAGGACTATACGGTGGCCTATGTCATTGATATTAAGAAGATGCACATAGTAGCAAGGGACAGATTTAATGGATTGGACTACACGCTCCTCGGTCCGCGCATTGCAGGGCTGTACAAAAAGTACAACTGTCAGACTATTCACCTTGATGGGTCTGGCGTGGGTGAGCCTGTGGCTGACATCCTTCGCAACGAGGGTTGTTCTGTCACGTCGTTTAAGTTCTCTAACCAGTCGAAGGCTACACTTGTCTCCACGCTTGCCGCAGAAATTGAACATGGAAGAGTCCACTTCCCTAAAGATGACGAAATACTCAAAAAGGAGTTAGAATTATTTGAAGGTGTCGTGCTGGCTGGGGGTGCAGTCAGGTACGGCCACCCTGTTGGGTATCACGATGACTCGGTGATGGCAGCAGGTCTGGCCGTTATGAAAGCCAAGAAGAGACGGAATACCTCGTCGATGGCGAGACGTTCCGATTATCTAACGTTTGGGTAGGTTATGACAACAAACGAGATTTACACAGACTTATATGACGGCGATTATCACAGGTTCACACGCCTAAAGAACAATGTATTCCAAGGCTACTTCTCAGCCATGAAAGAAGATACTGACTATTACAACGGGAATTACCCCAACATCGGGGAGATTATTCCGCGTGAGTATCGTGAGTCGGGCATGTCCGCTACGATTCCCCCCACTGCTCGGAACGCTGTAGATAACGCAGCCGACCACATACTCACAAGTCCTAAGATATTCGTTCCAGCGAAAGCAACATCCGACGATGTGCAGGAACAGCAGGACATTGCTGAACGTAAACGTCAGTTTCTCTCGTCTTTCTGGCATAGGGTGGAGCTCGATTACGGTAATCCGCTTGCTATGGGACGCAAGAAGCTCGTTAAGGATGGCAAGATTGTCCTGAAAAAAGAAATTCGCTGGGACATTATTCCCGACCCTCCTGCACCAAACGCCCCTCGTGGAGAAAAGCAGAAGTTCCGTAACCAGTTACGCAAGATGACTCAATCGAAGTTCTTGTGGAAAATCTCCGTGTGCATGAACGAGAACGTTCTGGAGGACCCATCCGATCCAATTGACCCGAAGTATGTGTACGAGTTCTATGAGATCTATGCGGATGAAGCTCGACGCAGGTTCCCTGAGTACGCAGACGAAATGTTCTTAGATGAAGCTGGCGACCCATTAGAAAAGATAGAGTTCGTAGAAATGTACTCGAAGCCACAGGGAGATTATGCTGGCGAACACAAAATGTGGATACATGGACGCCTCGCCTTTGAAGATATGAACCCGTATTGCTGGGAAACAGCAGCATCCACAGAAGAAAAACCACACTACGAAGGCTACCTGCCGTACATTATCCGAGACTCTGGGTGGGGTGAGGTAGACCAAAACAACGACCCGAAGGACCGCTATGTGGGTATCTTGCGGTACATACACCCTGTGCTACAGGCAGAAGCACGGCAATTAACAGCCGCAGACATACAGTTACGGTACTCAACGTTCGCCCCGATTATTACTCGCAACATTATGGATGACAACACGCCGATTGAACTGGGCGCTGGTAAACGAATTAACCTCGTAGACGACCAAGAGATTGAGTTCCGTAAGCTCCCAGAAGTGAATTTGTCCGTGTTCCAGATGATGGATCGTGTACATAACTACACCTCAGAGCTCTCTAAGCTCGGTACATTAGGCGGCCAGCCGCAGCGTGGCGTGGAGTCTGCGACGGAAGCTGACCTGAACGTGCGTAACGCAGCAGTGAAATTACAGGGTTGCGTCGCATCGCTACGGGCCTGTGTGTCCATCGCGTCGATGCAGGTGTTCCAAGACATCGAACACATCCTCGAATCCTCAGTCACCATTGGTGGCTCAAGCCGTCGTGGTGCGAGCGAAATCACAATCAAGCCATCAGAGCTTGATGACTTCTACGCAGTTGATGTAGAGCTACATACCTCTGACAGAGCGGCGATTGAGATGCGTGACATGATGGTTTGGTCCCAGTTGTACCAGACATACGGCGGAATGTTGAGCGCAGAGACCGCTATGGAGAACTCAGGCATCGAGAATCCGCAGGAAGAGATGCTGAAAGCTTCAGTAAATCTGCTCTTTATGTCTCCAGAAGCGCAGCAAGTACGCACAATGATGATGCTGAAAGGCCTACAGGGACAAGCAGCAGAGGTCTTGCAGGCGTTCCAGCAAAGCATGATGGGTCAACAACAAGCACTTCCACCTGAGGGAATGATGAACCCGCAAAGCAATATGCAGGTGGCAATGGATAACCTTCCGTCAGCGACAGGAATACCTGAGCAACTAGATTTAGACAGGCAAATAAACATAGTGAATGAGATGAGATAATGGCAGGGGAACTGGCGGCACGAATGAGTGAAGCGGCGCGACAGGTAACGGTATTAAACGCTATGGCGCTATCGTATATCGCTGACGCCTTTGCTACCCCTCAAGAGGCCTCCGTGTTTTCGTCGAGCTTTGATGAAATGGCTTCGCGCTTTGCTGCTCATGGGCACGGAGCAGACTTGCGCGACTGCACTGATCCTTTCTGCATGGAGGCTAAATCGGCGATACTAGAGGCGGTTAGCATGATCCAGCAACAGCAGCAGCAGGGAGGCCAATAGTGGGTCCAGATGAAGTAAAGGGTCGATTCTATTACATAGATGCGAACGGTAACATAGCGTTCGCGGGCAGCGAAGAAGATCGGGCTGCTGCCGTGGACGCAATTGTCGCATCTGAGGACAATCCTTTCCAGACTGCTGACCAGTATTGGAACAGTACGCTGGAGGCGGGTGCCGTTGCTATTTGGGAGAAGAATCCTGATGTGTGGGACTTAGGCTTCACGAACCAAGAGAAGCCAAAGCAAGAGGGTAGTGGTCAAGGTAGCGGAGATGGTGAATCTACCGCACAAGACCCGTACTTGCATTTCAAAAAGGAAGATTACCTCGATGAAGAGGGTAAGGTTAAGTGGTTTGATGACCCAGAGCATAACCGTCTGGCTGATTTGTTCCATAAAAAGTTCCCAAAGGATGCTAACTATTGGGTAGTTGGCATTGAGAAAATGCTCGATTCTCAAGGTCGGGAGACTGGGTTTGAAGTATTAGACGTATTCCAGAGCGGTACTGGTAAGCATGTTCTGTATCGAAGAACGGGTGGAATCGACGGTGAGAACTTTATACAAACCGATGGAATCATTCCCGACCCTACGGCTGGGCAATCAGTACAAACCCTGAGCTTAAGCACCAATCCCGACACAGGTGAGCTCTATTCGATCAAGGTTCTGACGGACGATCAGGGTGAGTATTTGGGAGATCCGTACATTGATTACCATGGCGAAATCGACCCCAACTGGAGTCCACCACCTGAACCAGTAGACAAAAGAATACGAAACCAGATTGCTAGCGGAATCACGGATGGCGGCCGGCCGTATGTCGTATATCAAAATGATGACGGCACACTAGACACGGAATTTGGCGACGTGCAAAAGGAGTTCCAGACGGCTGCCGAGCCATCAGCCGTGGAGTATGTTAACGGCGTTCCTACGCGCCTATCCGCTGAAGGTAATCCGCAAATATACGATTCAACAACGAAGAAGTGGGTAGACGGGCTACCTCCCGACACCGTATCTCAAGTGCTTGAGGACGGACGCACTGTTATCAAAGATCTGAGAACAGGCAACGTGGTTCAGGATCTGGGAATATCCTACTCTACATTTATTGACAGGCGAGATGCGGCAGAGGATGTCAGGCAGTTCAATGTGGGTGAAGCCCGTCTCAACAGGCAGTTTGCGGCTACTGAGGATCGGATGGCTAATGAGTTTACCGCTGAACAGGACCTAGCTAACCGTGAATTAGCTGCAAGAAACTACTTTGAAACTCTGGGGGACCTCAGTGCAAACTACCGTACCCTCGTACAGACGTCACCTCAACTAGCCAATGCTGCTACACAACAAGGGCAGTTAGTAGCAGACATTCTGGCATCGGGTGGCGATGTTCTTGCACGAACCTTCTTTACGCGTGGAGGCATTTCCCCATTACCCGAAATAACTCAATCTGATTTGTTGCAGAACTTGGCAAATGAGTTCAAAAACATTGCGCAGTTTGAGGCCGATGCTGTTACTGCTGAAAACCAAAGGCAGCTCGCGGCAGAAACTCGTCGCGCCGAAGAGGAGTTCAACGCCTACCAGAAACAGTTCGACCTAGATAGAGAGGCTCAATACGGAAAATACCGCAACGAAATGCAGCCAACGACCAGTGAAGAGACATTTCGGACAGGCACAAATCAGGCGTATGAGGACGCTTTTCAAGCAAATCTGCAAGGGTATCAAGATTACGCCGCAAATATTTTAGCCCAAGGCGATCAAGGTGCGGCAATTCTTGCTGCTGGGTTGGTAGAAGAGGCAGGGGGAGATCCCGACGATCCAGCGCAGGTTGCTGATATGTTGAGTACCATAACGCAAGCTGCTACTGGAGCAAGTGATCTAGCTTCTACCCACATTGCCGCTTCTCAGTTGGGATGGAAAGCAGATTACATTGATCCAAATGATCCGAAATACTCTACTTTCGGTACGAGAACTATTACTACTGAGCCAGATCCAATGAGTAAATCAGAGTGGATGGCTGCTAATCCAGCCCAACCCCTTGGTTACAATAAATGGTTCACGGACGTAGGCCCGTCGTTTACGTTCTCTCAACCTATGTCGGTACCTCAAGTCCCGACGTTTGACGCGCCTTCTCAGCAAGAACTTATAACGTTTGCGAGGGCTACAGCGCCTCCTGCTGTACAGGCGATGTTCCAAGGGACGATGCCCCCAGCATTGCGGTTTGGTCATATTCCTGTTCCAACGCTTCAGCAGTTTAGTGCACTTACTCCTGCTGAAATGCAGAATTACCAGACAAACCTCTTGGCTGAAGCGAATGTTGACCTTGATACCATTCGTCAGGCATCTCGTCAGCAGTTCGGGACACCCTCTATGGACAGAAGTAGGGACTTAGCTCGCTTTAGGGGGTACTCAGTCTAATGACTGTCATACGTCCGAACAGGCTGCCTCGCAACGATCCGCGCCGAGCGTTCAATACCGAGGGTGTGCAACGCGCAGAAGAGGCTACGGGGCAGGGCTTGTCTCGCTTCCGTACACAGCGCAGTACTCCAGTTCGACCCACCCCTCCTCCTGTCGAGGCTCCTCCAGAGAAAGGGAGAAACATTTTTCATGGATTATCTACGTTGACTGGCCCCCTGTTGTCTGCGGAGGCATCAGGCCCTCTTGGATGGGCTGCCTCTCAGGTGCCAAGGATATTTGAATCCATAGGGGAATCGAGGCGAACAGGGCAGTATGTACCGCCTGAGGCATCTCCATTAATGAAAACCATAGAAAGTATCGATACACCTATATCAGAGCACCTTGGGTTGCGTATTCCTGAAATGTCTGGCCCTGTCGATGAATTAGGGAACTTCATACTTGAAGAAGGTACTCGCCCGAGTACGCTAGGCATTGCTCTTATGCAGGTAAAGGCTGCCTCAGCCTTGGGTCGCGTTCAGTCTAGGCTAGGGAGAATTGCTGAAGCGCAAGCATGGAAATTAGCTAGGAATAAGAAGATTGCTGACGAGGCGAAGGCTGCTGGCAACGCAGCCACTCACGAAACGTTTGCACGAGCGGCTGTCAGGAACAGTAACAACCTCAAGTCCTTGGTTAAGACGCAGGCAGCCAGAGCGCAATTAGGGGCTACCCACGCAAGGCGCGGAGGTGTATGGTTCGGCAAGAACCTACTGGAGCCTATACGTCCAGCACAGGGTGCAGGGGTCGCAGGTCGCTTCGGCGCTGAATTGTCGTTAGCTGTGGGCACTAGAGCTGGCTTCGAGAAGGCCCGTGAGAGCGACTGGTGGGAAGCTAACCCGTATCCGAGAAGTGTACTGGTCATTGGCGGGATGCTGGTTGGCGGTACGGCTGGGTACCAATTAGCTAAGCCAGTGTTGAGGCGCTTCAGCGGCGGCGTGAAGGACTTCATGGATGCTGAAAAGATGCTGAAAGAAGGCCAAGCAGCATTGTTTGAGCGTAATGCTGGCAACGTTCCTACAGTGCTCGATGCTACGCCGATAGCGAAGGCATCTACTGACCCCCACGTACCATTTTCTATTGCCCATAGAGATATAAACGAGCTTTTGGGCCAAACGGACCTAAATCAAGAGAGGATCGCCAAGGAGATTGACTCATACATCAGGGACGCGGCCAGTGCAGACGTGCTGAACTCGATGACTAAAGAGCTTGAGCGAGACAAGGTTCTGTGGAAAATGCCCAACGGTCGTTATAAAGCGTTTAGCTACGGCGAGATGCCTATCCGTAAAGGCTCAGGAAACAACAATGCCGAGGCTCTAGTCGCAGAAGGTATTCAACGAAGGGCTAGGGGCGCCGCTGTAGCCAACATAGAGGGGCTAGCTATAGCAAAGCTGTTAGACACTGAAATCGACGCTCCTGATTTATACGCCCAACTGCACGACATTGCATCTGCTCGCCCACAGTTGGGAGCAACCATCGGAGATGAAATTCGCCCAGATCCTCTGTATGGTCAAGCCGCGATGACTCAATTTGAGGGACCTCTCGGTAGTGTCAGCCAACAAGCAACGTGGGGGAGGGGTGAACCCAAGGGGGCATCTAGGCTAGCGACCAGAAGTCACTCGGGATCTGAGTTCATCCCATTAAACAGGGAAGAATTGCCAGAGGAAATGTGGCACGTTACTACTAACTGGTCAGCAATTGATCGTGCTGGCAAGGTTGATTTCACGGGAGCGGGTTTACGGCGCAGCATCGGGGCGGAGCACACTGGTCTTGGCGGCGACCCTATAAACTCAGTATCCCTGACAGGGAATGAGGCGATAGCTGACCATTTGGAAAGAGAATTTAAGAATCTTATAGCCGTTACAAATGTCAAATCAGCAGAAGAATTTTATGACTTAATGAAAGAGATCATCCGCGCCGACGCAGCGGAATCCACGGTGGGCGCACACGCCGACGAACTAGGTAAGTCGAAGTTATGGGAATACATAATCAAGATCATGCACAACCCTGACTCCTCGCTCAAGGGGCAATGGGGGAATAAGTCCCTCACCACAGAGGCTGAAAACTTTGATCTCGTCAGGGGTTTAACATTTCAGGATCTCTCCGAAATCTCGCGGAAGGCACGATACGACGGTTCGATAAAGGGCAGGTCACGCATCATTGTAAATGATCCTGAACTGCAAGCAATGGTAGAACCAAGACCCGACTCCATCGACCCATCCAAGGATGGGGAGGAGCTACTCGATGAGTTTGTCCGATTGGTCTACCCTAATCCCAGAAAAACTGATGCTGACCTGACGCTAAGCATTGACGCAGATCTTGATCCGCGTATGGGGAGGTATGGGGGTATAGCTGAGGGTGAGACAGAGCTACTTCAGGAGAGATTAGCCCGAGGCGAAATAGATCAGATGGAATATGATGACGAGCTCGCTGCGTTACTTGATGATATTGGATCGGACCCAAAGTTATCACCTGAGTGGCTAATGCGTGATAGGTACCAACAATACCTAGCGAACCGCCAGCAGCTAGGCCGTCGTGAAGCAAATAGGGCCTTGTCGGGTCGGTCACGGTTGAGAGACAAGAAATTTACCCCAGCAGGACTCCCTGATCCAGAAGAGATACGACTATGGCATGAGGACAGGGGTGTGAGGTACATCAATCCCAACTTCATCGGAGACGACGATGCTACATGGCTCGACATCGAGGCGTGGAGAGCATCAAGACCTAGCAATGTAAGAAAAGTAAAGATAAATAAAAACCAGATACCAGATCCGCGAGGCGTCCCGTTGCGAAGCGGTGACGAATTTGATAGGGAATCTCTGGCGTGGGAGAAATACGAACGAGGTTGGGATGATCTTGCGCCAAACGAAAAGGCTGTCATCGAGGCAGAGTTACCTCCAAGAGGAGAAGTGGCGTTTGAGCCTGAGGAAATCCTCCTCAAACGCCAAAATGACGTCGCAGAAGAGCTCTATGCAAAGAAGTGGGACGATCTCACTGATGAGCAAAAAACCGAAGCACGAAAAGATCCTCGGACTAAAGCTCGTCTTGCCGATCAGGAGTATGTAGATAACATCTTTGGTGATGTCGATCCCGCTAAGGGGAAGTCCGTTCTTGAAGACTATCTCCCCCGTAGCGGCTGGCAGACGGGCATGGGGAGACGGTTCCAAGACAGAGATGTCATGTTCGAGCGAGAAATTAATAATAACGATATCTTGGAAGAGATTAAGGTCTACTCCACCATACCTATTCGAGGCACTATCGATCCTGAAACGGGCGCCTTTATTGGGAACACCCGAAGGGTCAGGCTGCGTGACATTATTCAGGAAAATGGTCAGCTCAATCCCATCCTCAAGCGGCTCGGCTTGTTAATGCTGCATACTGAGGGTCCTAAACAAGGTCAATATTCATGGAGCGCACAGGCGCAACCTTGGGAAAATGCAATCAAGAAGATACAGGCTGAGCTCAATTCCATAAGAAAGGCAGAGCAGGCATGGCAGCTAGGCCTCAAAGATATTACTGGGGAGGACTTTGAGGACATCCCTGAAGGGGTTGTATTCGAGATGGCAGAGAGGTGGAATCGCGTAGGAATTGACGGCAGGGACGCTCCTGAGATGCCGTTCTTCGGTGACGTTGTTGAGCGTACTGATGGAATAAATATGTACTTCCCTCGTTATGTGGTTGGTGGCGTTAACGCTAAGAAAAGTAACGGCATGAACTCCTTGTATGAGGGCAGAGCAGTAGCAGAGAAAATGGCGGACGACGCTCGCAAGACGGGATATACGGATGGTGGGCACGAGTACCAACTCCAAATGTTTGAGAACGTAGACAACTACACAGAGTTTCAAGGCAAATTCAACCCGCAAAGCAACAACTTCGAGATGGTCGGATCAGGCGGCTTAGAGTATCTGGGCGATGTTGAGCAAGTAATAGCTCTTCGTATAAAGGCGGGGATAAACCGAATAAACGCTCAGTGGGAGCGCAATCAACTCCTCAGTCAGATGGCTGGTATGGGCGGTATGACCCTTACTGAACGTATATCGAAAGTCCCAGCATTTGCCGCTGTGCGTCGAAATCTCCTGAACGCAGACAGGACATATAAAGAGACAGTACAGGCACTGCAAGACCTTCCTTCGTATCGGCAGGTGCGTCGTGAGATGATGAAGGATATGCGAGAGCGCGTTGCGGGGTTGCCCGCTGACGCCGAAAAATCAGCAATCGAAGCATTAGATCCGCTTGTCACAGTGGAGCGGTCGATAGCAACGCGCCTGTCTGCCGACATCAAGCAACTTGTGTCTGCGCTCAAGGAGATCCCGCAGCCTAAGGATAGGAAAAAGCGGTGGGTAAAAAATGTCTACGACTTGGAGCGAATAGACAGACAACTGACTGCTCTTGCTGGAGGGCCAAACTGGGCGAAGGGACCAACAGAATTTAATAAGCTCATACAGGTGTCCGAAGAAGCGGCGCAGGCTTATCGAGACGGATGGAAAACATTTGAGAGTCAGTTACGCGACAGGCCTACATTACGCCGTCAGCTAGAGGAGCGGACAGGGCGGTCCATAGACAGGACGGAAGAGCAGTTCATGGACAACATGAACGCGAGAGAAGTGACCGATGGCGAGGCTAGACTAACTGCCCTTGAGAAGCAAATTATGAGCATGGATCAGTATTATGCCCGTCTAGGGATTAAAGTTGACGAAGGGGATCAGGCGTTCTTACGAGATGTTCTTGAGCGTATGATTGCAGAAAGTCGAACCGATCTGCAAAAAGCGAAGGATGACTATAGCCGAGTAAAAGCAATGGCTGCCACCCCCGCTGACGCAGTTCAGGTGGAAGTCCCTTATTCGTCAACTGGTATCACTTTGCCCACAGGGAGAACTATACCAAGCACAGCCAGCGGCGAGATAGGGACCATTAAGAGATGGCCTGACTCAAATCGTTTTTGGGACGCTGAATTTGCTGATAGATACAATCAATTAACTGGGACAGACTTTAGGGATGCACTGGAAAAAACTAGGGCCTATAGAACCTATGTAGCAGCGAATAACGCTGGTCGTGTTTTGAACGCTTCGGTGGACCTTGCTGCATTTGGTATTAACGGGCTGTACCTCACAACGACGGACCCTGTGACTATGGGCCGTGTGATGACTCGACTTATAGATTCTATGACAGGAAACCCTCAGGCGTGGACAAGTTACTTGGAGGATAACGAAGAGTACATTTGGGAGTTCATAAAGCATGGCGGTTTTTGGGGTGCCGATAATGATGTTGGTGAGTTCTTGTTCCCTAACAAGTTCACCAAGGTATTTAATTTAGAGCTTGGCGGCACCAAGGTCATGGAGATTGACGGGAAGCCATACGAGTACGGGCAGAAACGAAACGAGAAAGTCCTTGCTGGTAGAGAGCTCCCTGATGTTGTTGGTTTAGGGCAGACTATTAACTTATCCAATATAGCGTTTGGGCGCACAGGAAACTCGGTGCGCTTAGAGATGTTTAAGCGCCTGTACGAGAACGAGAAGTTCCTCAGTCGCCTGAAGAACTTGGGTCGGGGCAAGCTAACGCTCACAGAAGATCAAATGAAAGCTGCATCGAAAGGTCTCCCTCCACTAAAGGGCCGTAGAGAGGGTATTAGCGACAAAGAGATGAAAGAGATAGTTACTGGGATTAACCAGATGACAGGGTACTCAGAGGGTGGGGTAGCATCCGAGCTACTCGGACCAGTGTTCTTCGCGCCTCGGTATTTCATGGCTCAGATAAAGAACCTGATGAGAGCGGCAACTAATGGCGGAGTTGCTGGAGGTCAGGCGCGAGACTACTTGTTGCGTACTGGAGCGACTGTGGCGGCTCTCACGGAGCTAACGAACAGATCTCAGGGTATTGAAACTGACTGGAACCCAGTCATCGTTAAGGATGATGGATCAGTTATTCCTAATCCTGCATTTATGAAGGCGTACATAGGTGATTACACATTCTCTTATTTAGGCCCACTTGACAATTTGATGAGGTCATTGATGCTCATTGCACTCAACCCAACAGAGGGGCTGGAGTGGCTTGGTACAAGCAAGTCCGCTCCTGTCCCATCAGTGCTCATGGAAGCTATAGTCCATAAGCGTACATTTGCTGGTGAGCCAGTCGATTTGTTTGCCTTCGTCGGATCTAAATCTTGGGCCACTGGGATCAACGAAGCGGCTCTTGGTGTTGCAAACATGGCCCAAGGCAGGTTGCCATTTACTGTGGGAAACGTAGTACAGGATGTACGTGATGGAGTTGACGTAACTAAGCCATCCCGTATAGGTGCCACGTTAGCAGGTTTCCTAGGTGCAAGAGTCCACCCATCATCACCCTATGTGCGGTTGAACCACGCTGCTCAACGAATGTTTTCTATGGATTACGATGAGTTAAATTCTGACGACAAGGTTCGGGTCAGGGAAGCCAACCCACTCGTTGTAGAGGAACTCGAAGCGTTTCAAGACAAGATGGCTCAGCATGAGGACCCCAAGGAGACAGTTAAGTACACAAGTCAGGTAAATTTGAGGACGATTAATAGGCGATGGTACGACTTCCAGTCGGACCTGATGCAAGGTCTAGCTGACGG